GGTCAACTAATGCAGGCTAATCCCATCGCACTAGGAGTCATGAAGGCTAATGATGAGTACTGATGTAGCAGTGTTGCAAGCAAATGCTGCGTTGAGTGTTGAGCAGTTCAAGCAGGTCTTGCCAGAGAAGATGCGCAAGTCTGTGTCTGTTGAAGTGTTGAACACGCTGAACCAGATGCTTGCCGAGCCTGATATGTGCGAGGCGTACCGGGATAACCTGATCGGTTATACCTCGGTGATGAATGACGGCAAGTTCAAGCTTGAGAGTTATGTGCTGGCTGTCAAGTATGTCAGCTTTAAACTCATGGGCTGTACGAACATTGATGCGTTCAGTAAGACATTCCCTGACAAGATTAGCCGATGGACTGCGCAGGGCGTGGCCAGTAAAGACATGGCCTCTTATGTCACGTCCTACAACAAAAGCAAACTGGTCAACCTAATTCTCGAACAGACACTCATCCCGACTCACGTACTGAATGCCGACGTATACCAGAAGGCGATCAACGTACAGGTTGAGCTGATGACTTCTGCAACGAGCGAGAAGGTGCGATGCGATGCGGCCAACTCTTTGCTCACTCATCTGAAGGCTCCCGAGAAAACCAAGTTGCAAATCGATCTGAACGTGGGTGGGGGCGATAACATTGCTGCTCTGCGTGAGAACGTGGCGGCGTTGCGTGATGTGCAGCTTCAGCTTATTCAGAGTGGACAGATGACTGTTCAACAAGTTGCAGAACGTAAGATGTCATTCACTGAAATCGAAGACGGCCAGGTGGTCAACTAATGCAGGCTAATCCCATCGCACTAGGAGTCATGAAGGCTAATGATCAGGACTTTGTTCCATCATTAGTCAAGACTGTTGAAGATTGGTTGAATGGAGTCAACTATGACTACTCTTCTCCGTACTTACCCAGTGGGTTTGCCGTAGAGTTCGTTGACTTCATCAAGCTGGTGAACGGCGGGGAAGGCGAAGAGAACAAGACGCCCGTACTTCACTTGCGCATGCTGGATCAGATCGGTGAAGGCGAAACTCGTGTGGCGAACATGGTGTTCCGGGGTGCGGCCAAGACCACACTCATGGGCGAGTACCTGTTCCTCTACCTCGGCGTGTACGGGGAACTGCCGGGGTTCGGCAAGATCGAACTGGCTTTGTACGTGTCGGACTCCATCGACAACGGCGTCAAGAACATGCGGAAAAACCTTGAGTTTCGCTATGACAACTCAGAGTTCCTGCGAAAGTGGATACCTAAAGCAGAGTTCACTGACATTCGTTGGAAGTTTACGAACATTGATGGCAATGTGTTCATCGTTAAGGGTTACGGTGCGAAGACTGGTGTTCGTGGTAGCAAAGAGATGGGTAAACGCCCACGTCTGGCGGTACTCGATGACCTTATCAGTGACGAAGATGCACGTTCTGCAACAGTGATTGCTTCTGTTGAAGATACTGTGTACAAAGCTATTGACTACGCGCTTCACCCTGAACGTAACATGATCATCTGGTCGGGTACTCCGTTCAACGCCAAAGACCCACTGTACAAAGCAGTCGAGTCGGGTGCGTGGAAAGTGAACGTGTATCCGGTGTGCGAGAAGTTCCCCTGCTCACGCGAAGAATTCAAAGGCGCATGGGAAGATCGATTCACCTATGACTTCGTAAGCCAGAAGTACAAGTCAGCTATGCTTGCTGGTAAGGTAGAAACCTTCAACCAAGAACTGATGCTGCGAATCATGAGTGATGATGACCGACTGATTCAGGATGGTGATCTGCGATTCTATGACCGTGCCACGTTCATGAAGAACAAAGGTACGTTCAACTTCTATATCACCACTGACTTTGCAAACTCGCAACGCAAGTCGGGCGACTTCAGTGTGCTCACAGTCTGGGGTGTCAATCATAAAGGTGACTGGTACTGGGCTGATGGAGTATGCCAACGGCAGGACATGGGCAAGAACATCGAAGATCTGTTCCGATTGGCTCAGCGATGGAAGCCACTCGGTGTTGGTATCGAAGTCAGTGGCCAGCAAGAAGGTTTCATTCCGATCATCCAAAAGGAAATGATGGAGCGGAACATCTACTTCAACATGACTAGTGAAGGTAACAGTAACCGTCCGGGCATCCGGCCAACGACCAACAAGCTCGAACGATTCATGGTAGTTGTTCCTTGGTTTAAGCTGGGCAAGTACTACTTCCCTCAGAACATGGAACATCACGAGTGGATGAAAGAGTTCATGACGGAAGTCGGTCTTGCGTCTTCCTCTGGCTTCCGTTCCAAGCACGATGACGTATTGGATACGGTGTCTATGACTGCACTGATGAAAGCGGTCGAACCTTCAGCGTCGCACGATGTGCGATACAATGAAGACCTAGACATTTGGGAACCTGATGAGAAGGAACCCGATCACTCGTGGCAAAGGAGCTACATCGTATGATCAAGATGCAAGAAGTAATTGATCTGCTTACTGATTGCGAGTTGGGCAATTTGCTCTACGTAGACGCAGACACTAAGCAGATCAATCAGGACACTCTGCCCAAGTTGATTCGTTCGATCAACAACGGCGTGCTGGATCTGCATAAGCGTTTCATGTTGAAAGAAGGCTCGATCACTATTGATCTTGACCCAGCTATCCATCGTTATTACCTGCGTGCCATGTACCAGTTGGACAATGGCAAGCCGAAAGCTGGACTGGTTCAGTACATTCGAGCTGGCGATGACAAGCTGAGTCCTCAAGCCATTCTCAAAGTGGAACGTGTTCTTGATCACAATGGTGTTGAACTTGAGATCAATGAAATTGGTTCACACTATGGTGTGATGACGCCTGCTGCTGACATCCTTCAAGTACCGGACAAAGTGTTAGTGGAGTGTAAAGTTCCGTATCTAGAACTTAAATTCCGCATGGCACCGAAGAAACCGGTGGTTTGTTTGGATGATATGGAAGAATGGTGTTGCCTTGATGTGGATATTCCATATACTCACCTCCAAGCCCTCATCTGGTACGTGGCTAGTCGCTCTCATACCTCTATTGGTTTTGCAGAGAACACCACTAACGAGTCGAACAACTACTCGAATAAGTATGAGATGGAATGCGCGAATCTTGATTCGCAAAATTATCGAGTCGATCAGCAGGGACAGAATGATCGCTTGGTGCGAGGTGGGTGGGTATAGGGTGAATGGGGGCCAAGGATGGCCCCCTTCTTGTTACTGGACTTCGGCAATATCTTCGAAAGCGAAGTGATGCTCGATTTCTGGCGTGTAGACTTCGACGTTACCGTCTTCCCCTACTACGATCCAATCGCCGGTCGTAGCCAGCAAAGTCCAACCCAGCACACCATGAGCAAGACCGAGCTTGATGCCAGTCTCACCTTGGACTAGCGGTTCTTCCTTAACTACGATTGGCAAAGTGCCAAGCAGCTGTGTCAGAGCTTCCTGCATACCGACGAAAGTGTCCGGAACTTTGAAGCCCCGTACTTCGATTGGTTTCAGTGGGCGCAGGCGTTTGATTTCAATAGTCACTCTTGTATCTCCGTATAGCCTTTATGGAAGACATCCTTTGGTGACCAAGAGATGTAGCCTTCATGGTCTGGATGGTTTTTCTGGCCACCGTCGATGTACTCGACTAAGTAACCTTCATCAGTGCCGTCTTCATCTTCAGGAAGAATCCAGCCCCGATATTCGTTGTACTCCGCACGGTTCATAGGGCGTGCGAGTACTTCTTTGTGACAGATAAACCGTTTCATGTTGGTACTCCTAGTTGTATCGTACAGTGCTTACGACATGCTAAAGTTAGCCCACATTTTGTAGCTATGCACTATGGTTTCCTCGTGGTCACGAAGAGAAAGGAATAATGAGCCAAAACGACAACGAAATTCCACCAGTTATGTCGGAGCCTGTGCCTCCGCTAACTGATTGGAGTCATGAACCGAAGCTCAGTGCTTTGGTACAGGACTATGACGAAGCGCGTCGTGTAACCAATGTAAACATCAGTGAGATCAACGGGTGGCTGGACTACTACCACGTTCGTGGTCTGGCTAAACCGAAGGTGCCAGCTGGTAATTCGGCTGTTCAACCCAAGCTGATCCGCAAACAAGCTGAATGGCGTTACGCTGCTCTCAGCGAACCTTTCCTTTCGTCGCCAAACATCTTCGAAGTCAATCCGACTACCGCAGAAGATGCAGCAGCTGCTCGCCAAAATCGCATGGTGTTGAACAATCAGTTCGACAACAAGCTGAACAAGCAGCAGTTTATCGATGACTACGTGCGTGCTGGTGTAGACGAAGGCACGATCATCGTAAAAGTTGGCTGGGACTTCAAGACTGAAACCGTTAAAGAACAACAGGTTACCTATGACCTTGTTGTTGATCCTGCTTGGCAGGAAGCTCTTCAAGAAGTCGATGCTATCAAGCAGCAAGATCCTTCCCTGTATCCAGAAGTTCCTGAAGAACTGCGTGTAGCTTATGAGAACTCCGTCAAGGATGGCGTTGTCTACCGTGCTGTACCGTCCGGCAGTACGCCTGTCGATGTTGAGAAAACCCTCACTAACCAGCCTACCCTGAAGGTGTGCGACTACCGCAACGTGGTTATCGATCCAAGCTGTGGTGGTGATATTCGCAAGGCGAAGTTTGTTGTTGAGCTATTCGAGAGTTCTCATGCCGAGCTGAAGGCTGACGGGCGTTACAAAAACTTGGATCGTATCAACGTAACTTCTCAAGACATCTTAGCGGAGCCAGATTATGCAAGCCCAAACGAAAGTGTGCGAAATTTCAACTTCACTGACAAAGCCCGTCGCCGTTTGGTTGTACATGAATACTGGGGATTTGTTGATATTGACAACAGCGGTCGTCTTCAGTCTATTGTCGCTGCGTGGGTAGGAGCAGTACTCATCCGAATGGAGCTGAGTCCTTTCCCAGATGGCCAGCTCCCATTCGTTCTAGTCCCATACCTTCCACGTAAAGGCACACTTTACGGTGAAAGTGACGGTTCCCTCCTGATCGATAACCAGAAAATCATCGGTGCCGTAACTCGCGGCATGATTGATGTGATGGGTAAATCGGCCAATGGTCAGATGGGCGTTATGAAAGGCGCTCTCGACATTACGAACCGTCGCCGGTTTGATCGTGGTGATACCTACGAATTTAACCCAGGCACTGACCCTCGTTCTGCGATCTTCATGCACACGTATGCTGAGATCCCTCAGTCTGCCCAGTTCATGCTGAACCTTCAGCAAGTAGAAGCCGAGTCGATGACTGGTGTGAAAGCATTCAGCTCGGGTATCTCTGGTGCTGCTCTGGGCGATACAGCTACTGGTATTCGTGGTGCTCTCGATGCAGCATCCAAGCGTGAGCTTGGTATTCTTCGCCGTTTGAGTAATGGCATGATTGAGATTGGTCGCAAGATCATCTCGATGAACTCTGCTTTCCTCGAAGACATTGAAGTTGTACGAATCACCAACGAAGAGTTTGTCACTGTACGTCGTGATGATTTGAGTGGTTCGTTTGACCTGAAGCTGTCGATCTCTACTGCTGAAGAAGACAATGCCAAAGTCTCTGATCTGAGCTTTATGCTTCAGACCATGGGGCCGAACATGGATTGGGGAATGAACTCCATCATCTTGGCTGAGATCGCTGAGCTGAAGAAGATGCCTGATCTGGCACGACGTATTCGCCTGTACCAACCGCAGCCTGATCCTATTGCTGAGCAGAAGGCCCAGTTGGAACTTGGTTTGCTGCAAGCACAGATTGAATCCGAGCGTGCGCGTGCTGCTCACTACGCAAGTGGTGCTGGTTTGCAGGTTGCTAAGTCTGGTACAGAACAAGCTAAAGCCCGTGCTTTGGGATCTCAAGCTGATCTGGCTGACTTGGAATTTGTTGAACAAGAGAGCGGCGTAACACAGGAACGTGCTCTACAACAAACTGCTAAACAAGCCGAATCACAAGGTCGTCTAGCTGTTCTGCAAACTTTCTTGAACAAACAAGAAGAAGCAGTAACAGCAAGGACTACCCAACGATAAATAAGTTGGTTATAGTTGCGTCACCCTAACCGGTGACGCAAGTCACTAACCACTACCAAGCGAGTAAAGAACAATGAGCAACGTCGAACACGAAATTGAAGTTACCGTTAAACAATGTGAAGAAACCATCGCAGTCGGTAATGCACTGAATCGTCTTTACACCAACCCGGATTTCAAGCGTGTTGTTCTCGAAGGTTATTTCAAGGATAACGCTGTACGTCTGGTACACGCTCTGTCTGAGCCGGCTATCTCCCACAGTGCTGAGCTGAAGGCTCGTACCATTGGTGAGATGGAAGGTATCGGCGCACTGCGTGGTTACTTCGACTTCATCGACCGTTCGGCCAAGCAAGCTGCCGTAACTCTGGAAGCCAACAACCACGAACTGGAACTGGTTCGTCGTGAAGCTGAAGAGGCCGGTGAATAATGGACGACAATTTCCTGAGCATGCCAGACGACCAGCTTCCTGAGTTCGCTGCCGCTGAACAGCAAGCAATGGAACGAGCGTCTGCCGCTGCTACTACTGCCGAAGTTGAAACTCCAGCAGCTACTGTTGAAGCTGCTGAAACTCAACAAGAAGTTTCCCCTGCTGCTGAACAAGCAGCTCTGGAAAACGCAGCTGCAACTGCAAAAGATGATGACGATGACGCCGGTGATGCAGGCGTCGTAGTTGAAGAAGAACACAACGCACTGAATGATCCTGACGATGCTGTGCAGGTTCCAGTCGTTAAAGCTGAAGCTGATAAAGCTAAGGCTAAAGAAGATCCAGCCCCGGAAACCGAGCCTGAAAAGGATAAGACCAAGGTCGATGAACCAACTGCCGCAACAGTTGAAACCGATCCAGCATCTTTTCAGACTAAAATTCTGGCTCCCTTCAAAGCCAATGGCCGCGAGATGCAGGTCAAAGATGCTGATGAAGCCATCCGCTTAATGCAGATGGGGGCTAATTACAATCTCAAGATGGCTTCGTTGAAACCCCAACTGGGTATGATGCGCCAACTTGATGAAGCAGGTTTGCTGAACCCAGAAGCGGTCGCTAACGTGATCGATCTGCTGAAGCACAAGAATCCGGCTGCTATCGCCCAACTGGCGAAGAATGCTGGTGTCGATCCTCTCGATGTCAGTGAGGAAGATGTAAAAGGTTATGTTCCGAAACCTGAAGTAGTGAACGAAACACGCATTGCTCTGGAAGAGACACTGGACGAAATCCAGTACCTCCCTTCGTATCAACGAGTGATCCAAGCTACCAAGGGGTTTGATGCTGCATCCAAGGGTTTGATCTCTCAGCATCCGCACGTACTGAAGTTCTTTGAGCAACACATGACTCAAGGGATCTATGACGTGATTGATGCCGAGGTCAATCGTCGTAAGGCACTGGGTTCCCTGCCCGCGAGTACCCCGTATCTACATGCTTACAAGCAGGTAGGTGATGAACTAGACCAACAAGGTGCGTTTGCTTCCTTGGTTCAAGCTAAGGCCACTGAACCAGCTGTCAAAGCTCCCGCTGTTGTCGTTAAGAACGTCACTGCTGCTCCTGTAGCTAAAGATCCGGCTGTGAGTCAACGTCGCAAAGCGGCTGCTACTACCGCTTCCGTTCCGAGTACTAAGTCTACTGATCCGATGATTAATGCATTGGCTATGTCCGACGAAGACTTTGAACAAAACGCCAAACTGCACATGAATTTCCCTCGATAAAGGAATAGAGCGATGTCAGCTCCTGATCCGTACCAAGCTGCACAGTATAAAGACCCTGCTAATGGCGTTGAATCCAGCGTCGGCCCGCAGGTACACACCAGTTACTGGATGAAGCAAGCCCTGATCGATGCGCGTAAAGAAGCGTATTTTGGTCAGCTGGCTGAAGTCTTCTCGATGCCGAAGAACTTCGGTAAAGAGATCGTGCGTATGCACTACATCCCGATGCTGGATGACCGCAACATGAACGACCAAGGCATCGACGCCGCTGGTGCGACCATTACTGCTTCGCAGTATTACGTCCAACTGGCCTCGGATGGGTATTCGTTCGCTGTCGAAGCTGATGCAACCGCTGCTGCTGCTGCTGTCAACGCCATCGAAGCTGGCACTGCCGTTAAATCCGGTGCTGTTACTCCGTGGCTGGTTACCTTCTCGAAGGTAGCTCTGAAAGCTGCAACGCTGGCCCAGGCTCAAGCCGTATTGGCCGCTGTGCCGGGTTCTTCGTCCCGTCAAGGTTCCGGTAACCTGTACGGTTCGAGCAAAGACGTTGGTTCCATCGTCGGTAAAATGCCCACTCTGACGGAAGTCGGTGGTCGTGTGAACCGTGTTGGCTTCAAGCGTGTCCTGCTGAAAGGCAAGCTGGAAAAGTACGGCTTCTTCCGTGAGTACACTCAGGAAAGCCTCGACTTCGATAGCGATGCTGAGCTGGAAATGCACGTGAACCGTGAAATGCTGAAAGGCGCTAACGAGATCACTGAAGCTCTGCTGCAAATCGACCTGTTGAACAGTGCTGGTGTGGTTCGTTATCCGGGTGCTGCTACCCAAGATGCCGAACTGGGCTTCGGTCACGAAGTTACCTACGACGATCTGATGCGTCTGAACATCGACCTGAACAACAACCGTGCTCCGTCCGGCACCAAGATGATCACTGGTACTCGTTTCATCGATACCAAGACCATTCCGGGTGCTCGTCCGCTGTACGTTGGCTCTGAGCTGATTCCGACCCTGCGTGCGATGAAGGATAGCCACGGCAATCCGGCGTTCATCTCCATCGAGAAGTACGCTGCTGGTGGTAACACCTTCCTTGGTGAAATCGGTGCGGTGGATCAGTTCCGTATCATCGTCAACCCAGAGATGTTCCACTGGGCCGGTGCTGGTGCTAAAGTCGATCCAGTAGCAGATCCGTTCCACGATATGGCCGGTCGTTACACCGTGTTCCCAATGCTGTGCATCGCGTCCGAAGCGTTCACCACCGTTGGTTTCCAAACCGATGGCAAGAACGTCAAGTTCAAGATCTACAACAAGAAGCCCGGTGAAGAAACTGCCGACCGCAACGACCCTTACGGCGAGATGGGCTTCATGTCCATCAAGTGGTACTACGGTTTCATGGCTTTCCGCCCTGAGTGGATCGCACTGATCAAAACTGTAGCGCGCCTGTAAGCAACAAAGTGTGAGTAAAGGCCAGGTCAAACTGGCCTTTATTTTAATGCTCTGACCCGGAGATGCCCGTATGTCCCTCGAAGATGCTCTGAAAGACGGCCCTGCTGCACAGCAGGAAGAAATCAAAGAGACTCCTGCTTCGGTTGATGAAACCATTCAGGATGCTGATGAACTGAACGATCTGCCGCAGCTGTCGGAGATCGAAGTTCTGCGTAAACGTGCCGATACTCTCGGTCTGCGTTATCGCTCTAACACTGGCGTGGACAAGCTCCGTGCCATGGTCAATGCGGCTATCGAAGGTGCCGAACCGGTTACCGACGACGAGCCTGAAGAAGAAGCCCCAGCGGCTGTGGTTGCACAAGTTGCAGCTCCCGCAGTAACTCAGGAAAACCCTCCAGTGACTGAAGAAGTAATCGTTCCTCGCGTTCTTTCGAAGCAAGCCCAGCGTGCTGCTGCTCGCGAAGCTGCTCGTAAACTGGTACGTGTGCGTATCACCTGCCATAACCCGCAGAAGACTGAGCACACTGGTGAGCTGTTTACCTTCGGCAACAGTGTTCTGGGTACTGTGAAGCGTTTCGTTCCATTTGAAGTGGAATGGCACGTTGAACAAGCCATCCTGAACATGATTCGTGCGCGCAAGTACCAGTACTTCTACAACACCAAGGCCGGTGAGCGCACTGTGCGTACTTCGAAGCTGGTGAACGAGTTCTCCATTGAAGAACTGCCTTCGCTGACTGCAAGTGAGCTGAAAGATCTGGCTCAGCGTCAAGCGATGTCCAACGGTACTCAGGAGCAGGCGTAAATCATGGTTGGCCCTATCGAGGTAGATGATCTCACCACGGTAGCCTTAAATGGTACCGGGGTGTTCGACAAGCTTATGCAGACACTGCGTCTGCATCTCAAGGATGAGCACGATAAGGGCCGGCTCAAAGGTCAAGAGTACGCTAGCGTTCTCTCCAGCTCCTTTGCTGCAATCATGCAGAACGCTGTTCTGTTTCTGCTGCAAAAGGATGAGGCAGCTAACAAATCTGCCTTGATCCAAGCTCAGGTCAACTTGACCAATGAGCAGGCCAAGATGCCTGAAGCAGAGATCCGTCGTATTAACTCGCAGATTCTGTCTGCTGGTTTCGCTGATCTGCTGACGCAAGCTCAGACTGTTAAAGTCGAGAAAGAACAGCTGCAAGTCGAAGCTCAGACCACATTGTTGGGTAAACAAGTTGAGCAAGCGACTCAACAGATCCTGCAACTGCAACAAGAAATTCTGAATCTCGTAGCTCAAGAGTGTCTGCTTCGTGCTCAGTTTGATCTGACCATGGAACAGAAGCTGAACACCACTGCACAGACTGCACTTGTACAAGCTCGTACTTCCACTGAACGTGCGAACGTACTGGCTATTGGTGTTGATTTGGACTCGGTGATCGGTCGTCAGAAAGCGCTGTATAAAGCTCAGTCTGATGGCTTCTTGCGTGATGCTGAACAGAAGGCTGCCAAACTGCTGATCGATTCTTGGAACGTGCGTCGTACTACCGACTCCGGTACAGTGGCTGACGGCACCAACAAGCTCTACGATCCATCGATTGGTCGTATGGTCGATAAGCTCATGGCAGGCGTAAACGCCTAAACGGGCAACTACTTAAAGGGAGCTTAGGCTCCCTTTGTTTTTTCTGGAGTACACATGGGATTTTTCAGTAGCAAGAAGAAGCTGGTGGTAAATACCACTGTGCAGCAAGTCTTTGAAGATAGTGCTATCCCGAATTCGATGCAGATTGGTGTAATCCAGAGCATCACTAAAGGGACGGATATTACTGGTGAGATACTCGAAGCGTTCTCTGGTTCTATTGGTATTCGTGCTGATATTGGTTACAACTGGGCCAAGCGCAATAACTATTACTGGGGCTTTCCAGCCAGCTCTACGCATTCAGCTATCGATGCTCGAACAGTAGTAGCTCAAACAATTGCAATGTCTGAAGGGCCAATTACTACGCTGTACAACAACTTCGGTTTGTTGAACTCGTTGCATTGGGCGTTTCAATATTGCTTGGACACTTGGAATTACAATCCAGCAACCAATGAGTTGCCCGGACTGACTGCCGTTAAAGACGGCACTGTGTACCTTGTCGATATTATTCCTGTGTACACAACTGACACTGCGGAATGGAATTCTGAACTTGCCACACTAGGTGTGCTGGATAACTGGGGCTATTCCCCGCGTTCTGGCTTTGCTCCAAGTCGCCCTTACAATCTTCTCGATGGTATCGGTCAGTATGCTGACCAATCGCCATATGAAGTAGATGCAGCAGCTGGTGAGGACTATATAAAGGTCTTCTACGAGTTCGTTAAACCAGATGGCACAATTCAAAGTGAGATGGTGACCGTACCTATCCTTGCTGATTTGGAAGAGGACTATCATCAAGTTCGCTACAAGCGTGCTAATGGCACGACTGGTTTCTTCACGTACTTGCAGAATGAAGGTACGTATCCTGCTATTGATGACATTTTCAGTGCTGATTTCACTGAGCTTGGCACTTACTTCCCGTGGGCGTATATGCGCTATGACGGTGAGAACGTGGACAACTTCAACACTGATGTCATCTGGGGCCAAGTCAAAGAGTGGTGCCAGTTCCTTGGTGTGGACGCACAGATGATTAATGATGCCGTGCATGAGGACGGTGAGGTCGATGACGTAGAGCAGGTGATCTGCTTCTTTGGCGTAAACCCCGGTACGCAAGACCAATCTGAGTTGCAGTACTTATTCAAGTACATGCTGAGCCTGCACACGAATAGCATTACTCAGCGCAATAAAGCTCAAGTAATTCAGGACTTCTTGGGTGACTACAGTAACTCACTTGATCAGCAACTGCTTATTCAAGATCGCTTTTTCAAGATGCGTTTTTCTTTTTCTGGTATCAAATACCAGCGAAAGACTGGCCGTGTTGTTGGTCTTGGCAAATACACAGGAGAATTGGTCACTGCAACTAATAGTTCTGGTCAACGGCAAACAAGTCAGCCAGCTTATCGCTATCAGTACCAGATTCTTCCTTCTGTTTATGAGGAAGTAACTGTATTCAATCCAAACTTGTTCTATTCGATCAAGAGTGGCAAAGGACACACAGGTAAACCGGGCAGTAGAGAACTACTGTTTCCAGTAGACCGTGGCGTATTGGATAACATCTCTGTTAAAGACAAAGAAGTGATCCTTACACGCTCTCTGCACATGTGTGTAAACACCGTGCAAGAGATCAAGTCTTCTTGGTATTCGGGTACGTTCTTCCGTTGGATCATGATCATCATTGCTGTGATCATTACTGTGTACACCGCAGGTTCTGCTTGGCAATCTCTGGTAGCAGCTGCGTCATTGGGCGTAACAGCATTAGCGTTGGTAGTACTTGAATACTTGGCTTTGTCTATCGTTGCCAACTACGCAGTGAAACTGTTTGTTAAAGAAGTTGGTGCAGAGTTCGCTCTGATTGCTGCTGTTGCAGCTATGGCGATTGGTGCATACGGTATGAGCACCAACGCTACTTGGGGTGAGACACTGGTCAGCCTCAGCAGCAACATTGCCAAGACTTCAACAACTGCTTACACAGAAGAGCTGAAGAGCGGCTTTACTGACATGGCCAGCGATATGAGCTGGATGCAAAACCAGATGGATTCTCTGAACGAAACCCGTAAAGAACTGGGTCTTGCGTTTGAGTACTCTGGCCTCAGTGGTTTGGACTTCGTAGGTACTCGCCCGATGACGATCATGGGAGAATCGTCAGATGATTTCTACGCTCGAACCATTCATACTGGCAACATTGGCGCAACGTCTATGGGTCTTACCGAAGTGTTTGTCGATGCTAAACTGGCATTGCCAACCTTGAGTGATATGTTCAACGAGGACAATGAAAATGAGTTATCCCTACAGTGACTCCCCCATGACTATGGGGTTTAACTCGGAGCTGGATCTATCCAGCTTGGGTTCGTTTGGTCAGGTGCTTAACGGTATGGGCGGTGCAGGCACTGGTGCTGGAAGCACTGCCGTAAGCGTTGCTGATAACAGTGCAGGTGGTGGTCTGTCCGGTCTGATGTCTGGCTTTGGCAACATCTTTTCCAGTGGCAGCCTGTTTGGTAGTACTGAAGCTTCAGGCAAGCAAACGAGTGGCTGGGCGATGCCTGCCATTAATCTTGTGGCTGGTTTGCTCAGCATGCAACAAGGCAAGGAAGCTCAGAAGTTTGCAAAGAGCCAACTGGCTGAGAGCAAACGTCAGTTCGATATGAACTACGGTGCTCAACGTCAATCGATCAACACCGAGTTGGAAGATCGTCAACGTGCGCGTGTAGCCTCTGCTGGTGGCAGTGGTGCGTATGAAGATGTGAACACCTACCTCGACAAAAACCGGATCAAATAATGGCTGGCCCAATTACTTGGCGAAACATTGGCAGCAACGTATCTAACGTCAGTCCAGCTACATTGACTGCCGGAACTACGGGTGTTCGCCAGTTTTTGGATTCCCTTGGCACTGTCATTGCCGGTCAACAAGACCAAGCTTTGAACAATGCCAAGATCCAGCGTGAAGCCAACACGCAAGGCTATCTGGATCAGGTGGGCAATGCTTCTCTGGAAGACTTGACCAATCCTGAGTTTGTTGCCGGTTTGCAATCGCAGCGTGATGCACAAGGGCTGAATCTGGATCGTGATGCCACTCGCGATGCTGTGGCCAATCAAGTGGCCAAGTTGCAGAAGTCTGCCCTTGGTAATCAAGCGTTCAACGATGTTACGCAAGAAGTAGCTCAGCGTGGCGAAGTAGATCAATTGCGTACTAGGGCTGCTGCTGGTGACAGTGCAGGCGTTGATCAGATTCTGGCTCAGCGTGAATTTCATAACGAAGGCGAGCTTCGTAAGGAACTGGCTTCTGTTCAGGATAATTTGCAAACGCGCCAGTATCGCCAGAATGGTGAGATTCGAGCTGAAAATGCTGCTGATCGGGCTGCTGAATCGCATTCTCTGAGCATGACTTCTGCCCAGGAAAACCTTGCGTACAATCGTGAGGTTCGTGCTGATGCCCGTAAAGTGCGTGAAAACGGCAAGATTGCTGACAGTATTGTTGATGAAGTAGCTGACAGCTTCCAGAAGTCCCGTGCGTCTACCAATGAAATGCTACGTGGTATTGGTGCAGAAATGCAGCTGCCCACTGGTATGGATGGTTTGCCTGATCTATCTGCTGCTACTCCAGAGCAACGCACTGCCTATGAAACGGCAGTTAAAGAGTCTGGTGTACAAGCCAACCTGTCTGATACTGATGAGCGTCGTGCGCTTGTGGAGAGCATCGAGAAGGAAGGTCTTGGGCCAGAAGCTAAGAAGCGTGCTTTGAGTAACTGGGAAGTCAGCAAGAACCTGCGTGGTCTTACTCCAGAAGATGCTGCTAAAGCTGAAGCTACTGTGGCAGCTGCCAATGCTGGTATTGATCGCATCATCGAAGGACGTACTACGGACTTTGAACGTGAGTCGTCTCGCAACCCGTTCCTAGTTGCAAGCAAGACTCCGATTGCTGATGTGAACAAGTTGGTAGGTACACTGAACAAAGAAGGCTTTGGCACTGAGTCTGATCGTCGCGAGATCAACAATATGTTGATCAACTTTGCTACCAACGGCATGACTGTTAAAGGTGCTGATGGTCAAGAAAGTGCAGTGGTTGTTCCAACTGCAATTCTTGAAAACGCCATCAACACTGTAGGACGTGGCTGGATATATGATTCTCCGGATGATTTGGAAAAACGTATTACCAGTATCATGGCTGAAGACGGTATGCGCGAAATGGCGAAAGAAGCCCCAGTACTGCGTCAAGAGTTCTTGTCTGACATGGACAAGTTGAATAACGAGAAACTAGGTAATGCCGTTAAGGTAACCCGCTCGGCACAACGTGCTAAAGGTGTTACCATCAACCCTAACGATGTAGTAACTAGTGTTCTGAACCAGAGGTAATGATGGAAGATTTTGACCTTGATTCCTTTCTCGATCAACGTGCTCAAGTGGGAGCTGGTGATACACCAGCTTTCGATCCTCTGGATTATGCAGCTGTAGGTACTGTGCAACTCGCCGGTACGCAGAAAGCTTATGACCTTGATGGTCTGGCCGAAGCCAAAAAGCAGAATCTGGAAAACTCGTTGATCGGTAAGATGGGAATCGAGGCCGAGTCTTTCCTTGGTGACCAAGTAAACAAAGCTGCTTCATTGGTTTCTGGTGTTGGCCGACTCACAGGTGATCTGGCAACTCTGCCTTTGAACTACGGTGCAATGGCCCAACAGACCAGTGTTGAAGAATCTGCTATTCAAGCCTTCAACCGTATGCAAGCGGGCACTCCTGAAGAGGGTGACGAAGCGTTGCTTGCTGCTCCTTCGATTGGGAGTCCTGATGAACTTGTTCAGTCCAACTTGGAACGTCTACAAGCTGCACAACAACTCAATAAGTACGCTGGTAATGTGCGTGAGTTCTTCGATTGGTCGAGCATTGTTGATACGACTAATCGTGATGAGTTGTCATCTGACATCAAAGAATCAACTTCTCAGGGTGTTGAGCTTCTGCGTGAAGCCAGCGATTCCTTTGAACAAGGTGATTACATCGATGCTCTGCTTTCTGGTGCAGCTGGTGCTGTGCAAACAGTTGGTACTGCTGCGCCTGCGGCTGCAACCAATCCGGGTGCAGTGCTGGAATACGCAGCTGAAAACCTGCCTCAGTTACTGACTGCTGGTAAAAGTGTTGCTGCTGGTGTTGCAAGCAACGTCGGCTATGCAGCTGACCAACTTCGTGAAGGCTTCACCGAGTACGCTGAAGAGAACGCTGGCCAGATCCCTGAGCAAGCTGACCGTATCAAGATGACGGCTGCTGCTGCTTCCTTGGCTTTGGCTGAACAGGTCGGTGACCTTGGTGTTCTCAAAGCTACCCGTGGTGGCTCTGGTAACATTGCATCTGGTGTTGTCAGTGCCTCGTCTCGTGAAGGTGTGACCGAGGGTTATCAGACTTGGGCTGAAGCTCAAGCACAACTGAACGATGCCACTCTGGAAGAGATCATCGAAGGTGCCACCATTGGTGCTGCTGTCGGTGGTACGTATGCTGGTGCAGGCGCAACTGCTAAAGCTGTGCTGGATAAAGCCAATGAGGCTGCACTCAAGAACGAAGACAGTACTGCTCAACAAGCTGTTGTCGCAGAAGCTGCTGAAACTGGTGATGTGTCTGCACTGATCGATCCTACTTCTGATAGCTACAACCCAGAAGGTGCTGTGAGTGCTCTGCACAAACAAGTCCTGTCTGCTGAAGCTACTCCAGAAGTGATTGAATCTTCGTTGGCACAAGCTGACTCTATTGAGCAGGAACTGACAAAACAGGTCAGTGAAGCTGAGCAATCCGAGTTTCTGTTCAGTGAACAAGGGCAAGAGCGCATTGCAGCTCGTATTGCTGAAGTAGAGCAATCTCTGGCTGATGAAGCCAATCCTGATCGTGCTACTGCTGAGACTCAGCTGGAAGGTCTACGTGCTTTGCAATCACAGGCAGCCGAGCGTACCCCTGAAGATGTTCAGGCTCAGCAAGAGACTCTCGAAGGGCTGCGTTCTCGTTTGGCTTCCACTCGTGAGGCTGTTGCTCGCATGCAGATTGATGCCAGTCCGTCTGTTGAGCAGGTTCAAGAAACCGTTACCCAAGCAGCCAGTCCGGATCTGGAAGTAGCTCAGCCAGCAGCTGAAAAGCTGATGACGCTGACCATGACCAACCCTGATGTGGTTGACATGCAGCAAGTGCGCGAGCTGGCCAGCAATCCTGAATCTGGTTTGAATGATCAGCAGCGTGTTGCTCTGCGTTCGTTTGGCGAAGCACAAGCAGCTCTGAATGAGCTAAGTGATATTCCGGGTGTGCGTACTGACATTCAAACTGGTGGTGATGGCTTTAAAGGTCTGCCCCAGTATCGCAATGCTGTGCGTGTTGCTCTGGCTGGTGGCAATACCACTGCTGCACAAAGCCAAGTAGAAGCTCTGGCTTCGTTTGCTCAAAGCCGTGCTGCTAAGTTTGACGCTATCAGCGCTGCCTATGATCAAGTCAAAGGCACGAACAATACTGTTCGTCTGATGCGTGATGAAGCAGGTACTTGGGTAGAAGCCCCAGCGAATATGACTGCTCGCCAGCTGAAGTCTGCTGGTGGTGTGGAAGTGTCGGCTAAGTCCTTCAAACTGCGTGATGCTGTTGGCCTTGAGGCCACTGCACTCAGTCGTGCTGCTGAGTCCCTCAGCGCTTTGGTACAAGCAGCTCCGGTTCGTGATACTGCACCAGTGGAAACTGCTGCACCAATCACTGCTGAAGCTGTGACTGAAGCAGAAACTGCTCCAGTTGGAGAGGTGGCCACGCCCACTGCTGAAGAGATTGCACTCCCTGTCAGCGAAGAAGCTGCACCGGAGAGCGCCAATGCTGCTGCTCCTGTGGACGTAGCCGTAACTGGTGAACTGACTGCCATCCGTGAGGCTGGCGAAGTCCGTGGTCGTGAAGTGCCTTCTTCTGAGTATCAGCGTACCAATCTGGTTTCTGCTTTCTTCGAGCAGACTGCTGCTAAAGATGAAGGTGACACCAAGCGTCCGCTGGTTGAAGTTCCTGACTTTGCCAGTGCTGTACGTACTGGTCAGGTAAAAATAGCTGACTTTACTGGCATTGAAACATTCACTGCCCAGCAACAAGCAGCTGTGCGTCGTTTCTTTGGTTTCCAGAAACTGGCTAAGCCTATCGTTGAAGCTGGTTTGAAGCAGTATCAGTCCCGTACTGGTGTAGCTTCTGACTACTACTTCCGTGACTATGCCCAGTTCCTGATCAAGCCTGACGGCACTATCGATGAAAACCTCATTACTGCTATCTCTTATGCAGCGTTCTCTTGGGCAAATGATGCTGCCGGGAACCTGCGTAATACCGATGCTGGTATCAATGCGATCTTGGGTCGTGACAGTGATGAAGCTGTCGAGCCTGCTGCCTACAAGCGTCTATCTACTATCGGTACTCGTGACCGTGTAGTGATGTCGCAGATGGGAGCTAAAGCTGTGCAAGTGCTTGGTCTGAATACTCTGGCGAATGCTCCAGCGAACGAGCGTGCTCGTCTTGAAGCTTCGCTGGGTGCTCATGCCATGCAGTTGCTGATCAAATCTGGTTTGGCCAAGCGTACTGCTCTGTCTGATACCGAACTGCAAACCCTGATGGCTTCCAGTGAACCGGGTAACCCACGGGTTAAGCATTTCTTCTTGGCACCTACCAGTGAAATGGTGGACGGTCGTTTGACTCCATCTGCTCTGGCCAAGTCTTTCCGTGAGGCCACTGTCGGTTCTCAGTCGGTACTGGACAAGTTGTTTGGTAGCGACCAAGGCAGCACTGAACCTTCGTTTGAGCCTGCTCCTTTCAATCAGCAGTTGGCTAAACGTACCCAACAGGAAGTGCCATCGAAGCTGGCTGACATTCTGAAGAAAGAAGGCGAGCGTGCTCACTTCCTGCGTCAGGATATGTGGCAAGTCTGGGGCAACCTGAGTTCGGATGCTCTGTACAAGATTGCTGGCGTGGTTGATACCACTGATGTTCCTACTCACCAGTTCAACCGTGCCAGTCGCGAAGCCAAGAATGATGGCTTGCGTGCTCAGGTAGACCAGTTCGCTGAGTTCTTCGGCAAGATCGATCAGATCTCCGAGGAAGGTATTGATCAGCCACTGTACTTCGGTCGTTCGGTTTGGAAGCCTCAGCGTGTGGGCCTGACTGCTAACGTGATCAATCCACAGACCAGCAAAGTCCACCGTCACATGCTGCGCATGGAAGAGTGGAACGCCAAGATCGAGTTTGCAGATCAAGCTGCTTTGGATGGTTTCAAGCTGCGTGTACTGGAAGCCTTTGGTGTTAAGACCGAAGCCAAGCGCACTGTTGATGTGCTGGCTGGCTATGACGCCAAGGTCAACACACCTGCTATGAAAGCTGGTATCAATGCTCTGGCTGAGATTCTGGCTGGTAATGCACAGAATGTGACTGCCAATGAGCAAGCTATTCTGGCTGCTGTAGCTGAAGGTGGTGAGAACTTCCACAGCTTGGACGCTATCACTGCACTGGCACAGCAGAAGCTTGCCCTTGACGCAGGTGCTGACAGCTTCGAAACATCCATGATGGGTGAAGTCGATGGTGTGACCAACGGCCCGATGCTGTCCCTGTTGATGCTGGGTGCCAAGGGTTTCGAGACTTTTAATCAGGGTGGTTTCTTCTCGCTGGAAGACCAGTACACCCAGTTCAATGATTTCCATGCTGAAGCCGGCAATCTTGACCTGTACGAATCCAACATTGCTGAAGTGATCCGTCGTCTGGGTAATGATCCTCTGTTGGCTTATCTGGAAGTCATCACCGGTAATCTGACTGATGAACAAGGCAATGTGTCCAGCAAAGGTCGTAAAGTAATCAAGCAGCCACTTACTGCAATGATGTTCGGGTCTAACACCCGTACTGCTGTTAATGGCATGGCTGATGGCTTTGTGACTGCTGTATACGAGCGTCTTGAAGAAGCCTATGACAATCCAGCACGTATCAAGCAGATCCTGTCTGCTGTGAACAAACTGATTGCCTCGCAGAACAAGAATCCTCGTCTTCAGCTTGCAGAAGACATGAGTGCAGAAGCAGTGTTGAACACTGAATACAATGCTGCTCAAACGAAAGCCATCAAGGATGCTTTCTACAGCTTGCTCGGTGAGCAGACTGAGAAGTCTCTGGAAGACACTTATGCAGTGTTCTTGGCTCGTCGTGACGTGATTAACCAGTCTGCTGGTCTGGCTTATGAACTGTTCGAAGCTGCTCGCGATACCCTGCGTGAAGCTGAATTGGCTACTGCTGATCTGCCACGCAGCAAGGCTGGTGAGAGCTTTGTCGATCTGACTCAAGCGCAGAACAATGCTATCGCTGAGCGTCTGAAGTCGATGACTCCGATCCTGCACACTGCTCTGTCCAAGGCCAGTGACCAGTTGGATGCAGGCATGTTGATGTCTAAGAGCAAGCGTCAGCTGAACGACACCAACCCTTACATGGCAGAAGTACACTTCGGCCAACCTGTTGATTACGTTGATGTTGATGGTTCCGTGAAGAACGTCACCACGCTGACTGCTGCTGGTATGAGCACTATGACTGAAGGGCCGGGTGTGGCTCCTTTGATCACGTCGATTCACTCCAGTGACTCGAACATTGCCAGCTCCAGCTATGCCAACATCCCGGCTCTGAACATCCACGATGCTCTGGGTACTAGCCTTGACCGTGTAGAACAAGCTGGGCAGGAACTGAACAAGAACACCTTTGAAACAATGCTGAACTACAGCACTGCTTCTGAAATGGTCGGCACTCTTGAGCGTACTGTTGCTGGGTTTGTTGAGCTGATGGCTGATGAGACTCTGGCTGCTCCACTGCAAGCCAAGCTGAAAGCAATTATCGAGAAGCGTGCTGCCTCGGCTAAAGGTCAGCCGGGTCGTGCTGTCACTGTGACTGAACAGCTTGAAGCAGTTCGTCATGTGGCCATTGAGTCTGATACTGCCAAGCTGAGCACTCTGGCTCAGATGAAAGCAGTTGGTCAGTACGCAACTGATGGCGGTAGCTACATCGTTACTGATGCAGACCGCACTGCTGCTACCGAAGCACTGAACAAAGTAGGTACTGAGTTCAGCGAGATCGCTCTGGATCAAGCTGACACGATTGATTCGTTTGCAGCTGCTGCTCCGTTGGAGCCTAAAGCTGGCACTGCTGTGCCTCTGTCCGTTGATTCTGTACAGACTCTGGCCCCGTCCACCACTCTCAATACTTTCGAGCGTGTGAAGCGTGAAGGTTCTGAGCAAGTTAAGCAGGATGCAGCCACTGTAGAACGCGAGATGGTGAAGTCCAATATTCCATTGGCTTCAGCGAAGCAAGTCCTGCCAGCTGAGCGTGCAGCAGATCTGGTTGATGCAACCAACACTGCTACCAAGGCTAAGCGCTCTGTCTGGGGTGAACTGGGTGTTCCAGTCACTCCGTCTGACAAAGCACTGGTTGATCTGCTGAGCAACTCTGAAGGCATCACTGCTCGCGGTCTGGCCCAAGCTCTGGAAGCTCGCAGCAGCAACCCATTCAACAAGAAACTGTTGCAGGCGCTGACTCGTCTGATCCGTGAAGACATGCCTGTGATCATGGTGACTGCTGAGACTGGTCCTGACGGTGCTCTTGGTCGTGGCGTTACCAAGGCTCGTGGCTGGTACGCCTCGCAGGGAGACTTCGATGCTGTATATGTTAAAAGCACTGATTTTGTTGAATCTGGCATCACTGAAGAGATGCTCACTCACGAAATGCTACACAGTGTTACTGGTCGCATTATTCAGTCTGCTTTGGATAACAAAACAAACTCCGATGTAACTAAGTTGGTTAATGAGCTGGAAGGTCTGCGTAAACAGGCTGAAGTTGCTGTTAAAGCAAGCAGTGGTCTGTCCAACAAGTACGCCAACGCAGTTTCGAGCGTGCATGAGCTGGTTAGCTGGGGTATGACCAATACTGGCTTCCAAGAAGAAGTCTTGAAAGGCATTCAGGTAGCTGCACCTGCTGCTCAGTTGTCTGGTCTTCAGAAATTCATCGACGTGCTGACTCGTCTGGTCTTCCGTGGAAGTGTGACCAATGCTGACCGCACCGGTATGGGTCTTCTGATCGCCAATACCTCTGGTCTGTTTGCTGAAGCTAAACGTCAGATGGATGAGCGCAGCACTATCACTCTGAAGTACGAAGACGCCATGGATAGCGTCAACGAGATGACTACTCAGCAGATCTTTGCAGCTCTGGCTTCGAACAAGCGCAGCAGTGCAGCGCACGAGCAGAACCTTACTGGTTTGCTGGATTCGATTGTGAGCAACCTGCATGGCCCTATGGGTGCCTTCCGTAACATGGTTGCTGAAGGTCAAGCCATCACTACTGATGATGTATTCATCAAGGCTCTGGACACTGGCAAGTTCCCATTCGCCAGTGCTGCTCTGTCCAGCGCGTTTGTACTGAATCAGCAAGAAGCCTTCGTGCTTGAGCAAGTGGAAGTGACCATTGCTGAAGGTCTGGCTTCTGCTGACACGTTGTTTGTACGTGCCTCGCTTGAGCGTCTGTGGAATGAATCCAAGGCCAAGTTGAATGCTCGCAGCTTCTATGCTGGTGACTGGAACACAGCCACTGCTGCTGAACGTGCTGTGGCTCAGGAGAAGTACGACTTCCTGTTCAAACCACAAAGCAAGATCAACGGTAAAACAGATGTGCTGTCCCGCTTTGCTGCACTGGGTTTGGCCTCTGAAGAAGTAGCCAATGCACTGAACTTCGCCACTTCGAGCGGTGAACGTAACACTGCTGGTATGTCACTGGGTGTGCGTCTGCTTGAGTTGTTCCGTCGTCTGGTTACCAAACTCGGTCAGCTGCATGACAAGACACGTCCGGGTGAGATTGCCAATGCCCGTCTGTTCACGCTCGTTGATCGTCTGGTAGACATCGAAGCGAAGCGTCGTGGTCGTATGGCCAGCCGCAAAGTGAATGTTCTGGATCAGGTTGAAGAAGCGCTGGCCAGTGGTGGTGAGATGGCTCGTACTGCACTGGATAAGATCGGTCAGTCGGCTGTTTTCAAATCCAGCTCCAGCCCTATCATCCGCTTCGCTGGTAATGCGATCAGCACTGTGGCTACCGACCGTGTGGAAGCTGTTCTTGATGGCATTACGCGCGTGCGTGATACAGCTTTCCATGAGCAGCAGGGTCTGGCTATCGGCATCTTGACTGAGATGCGTGGCATCACTGGTGCAAACAAAGTTGCTCATGAGCTGAACAAACAAGCCAAGAACAACGAAGTAGAGCGTAAGCAGCACATTGATTACACCGTTGCTCAAGTGAATGAATCATTCAAAGACAATGGCGAGTACCTGACTCAGCAAGATAAAGATGCGCTGACTCGTACTCTGCTGCGTACCAACATGAGTGCTCTGTCTGAAGCAGTAGGCATGGATGAGTTTAAAAACCTCATCGAAAGCCCAGCTGCAATGCAGAAGTATCGTGCTGATATGGAGCAGCAGGTTCTTGGTTTGGCCAATGGTGCTTACTACATTGGTGCAGTCAAAGATCTGGCTTACAACCGCACCATTGGTGGGAACGTAAGTCCTAATCTGATGATGAACACCAGCAACATTGCTCGCTTGTATGGTACGAATAAGGTGTTCACTACCAATACTGATGCGATCAACACGGCTATTCCATTGCTGGATCAGCTGGTTGCTCTGTACAGCTACGAGTATGCAGGCACCAAAGACAAGTCTCTGATGCGTGAAGTGCTGCGTACTGAGACTGCCCGTGGTCAAGACAATGGCATTGCCATGATTCTGAAGCTGCATGCCGGCCTGCTGAAAAGCGCGAAGGAGAAAAACTTCGAAGGCACTGAAGCACTGGCCATTACTGGCTACGTGCCGGATCTGTTTGATAGCAGGATTGAAGTGCTCCAAGTCGATGCTGCTGAGATGGACTACTTCGCTAAGCGTGGTTACCAGTTCGCTGGCAATCTGCAAGAGGATGCTCTCGCTGGCTTGAGCAACAACAAGATTCTGATGACTCGTCGTGGTTCTGGTCAGATTGGCATTCTGTCGGGTGCTTTGTCCTACAGCGGTATGCAGGCCAAAGGCACCAAGGTTGATCGCGAAGCAGTGGATATGCTCGCAGCCAATCCGAAGAGCAAGAAAACTGTGGTCAATGCTATCAAAGGCACTGTGGCGAAAGACGTGCAGGATATGTTCAATCGTCCACTGTCTTACGATCCTCGTAAGCAGCAGGCTCAGCGCGTGGCACCAATCGTCAATCCAAATGGTGAGATCGTTGACTATCGCTACATGATGACTGAGCACAGCCGTGACAGTCTGCTCGACCGTGACAACTCGGTTGATCAAGTACTCGGCACTATGGCTGGGCAGATCATCGACAAGGTGTCCACTAAAGATCAGAACACTGACGTTGTTCGTGCGATGTACGATCAATATCGTGAGGACTTTAACAACCGTCCTTCGAGCTACTTGCAAGTAGGTAAGGACAGCGAAGATCCGCAGTTGGCAGAGTTGTACAAGTTGCTTCCTCAGAGCACCAAGGATGAGATCCGTAAGGTGTGGAAGAACGACAACATGCTGATTCCTGCTGATCAGTTGAACTTGATCATGGGCTATCGCAAGTACAGTCTTACTACTCCATTTGGTTTGGCACCAGAAGAGCGGAACATTGCTGAGAAAGTTCTCGTCAGCGTAGTAGAAGCACTTCCATTCTTGGGTGCTAAAGCAGCTCTGCGTATTGGCCAAGCTGAAGATGTAATTCAGGAACTGGTGAAAGAAGCCAAGGACATCTTGGTAGTTAAAAACATCTTTACCTTGGTAGGTAACATTGTTTCTAACATCACCATTCTGGCAATTGAAGGTGTATCGATTGCTGACTCTGCTCGCACAACTGCTGTTGGCATTAAGGGTGCCATGCAGTATCGCGAAGATAATAAGCGGTTGATTCAGTTGAACCGTGTTCTAGAGGTTGGGTACTTGCCCGGTGGTGATCAGGCTGTGCGTGATGAAATCACTATGCTGGTAGACCGTATGGGACGGAACCCAGTTAAACCACTGATCGATGCTGGCTTGATGCCAACTATCGTTGAGGACGTGGAAGTCGGGGAAAGCCAATACAGCTACAAGTCCCTGCTCCAGAAGAAAGCGGAAAAGTACTCCAGTAAGTTGCCGAAGTTCATCCGTGATGTGGGGCGCAATGTGTACATGACGCACGACACTGGTATCTACAAGTTCCTGAGCCAGTCCACTCAGTTGAGTGACTTGGTTTCTCGATATGCCTTGTATGAGCATCTTATTAGCCGTGCTCGCGATCCACTCAGCAAAGCTGATGCGTTGCAGCAAGTAGAAGAAGCGTTCGTGAACTATGACGTACCGTCACACCGTTCGTTGCAGTTCATGAATGACATGGGACTTGTGATGTTCACCAAGTACTACCTGCGTATTCAGAAAGTGCTTATGCGCTTGATGCGTCAGAAGCCGGCCCGTGTATTGGGTATGGTACTGCTGAACCATTACATTAGTGGTTTGCAGTCGATCCTTGATTCTTCTTGGCTTAATAAACTGGGTAACAACCCGTTCCAGATGGGGCCGTGGTCTTATCCAAGTTCGTTGGACGAACTGCCAGCAATCAAAGGACTGATGAACCTATAACAATAATAAAAATCGAGGGGAGCTAACTGCTCCCCTCATCTTTTCCGTCAAGGATGTACTCAGATATAAATGCCCAGCCTATATAGCCGATGATCAAGAAGACCATGACTATTGCAAACAGGACACCAAGTATTCGGAATACCCAGCTGAAGACGTAAATTGCAAAGGCTATGCCGATTACAAATGACATTACTGCAACGAAGCCAGCTACAAGCTTTAGGCCGTTCATTTGCACCTCAGAGCAAGTTACCGTTTGTTGCGTGCTGTCTGCGCAAGCACAGCGGGGTTCATAACCAGCGACTGCTGATACTCTTGTTGCTCAACAACTACAGCACGAGCAAGTAAGAAGCCCACGGAGCAGTTCTCGGGTTTGTTGCCCAAGTTGTAAACTACGTGAGAAGTACCGGGCATCGACAGCGCGACGAACATTGGAATGTCCTGTTTAGCGCACTCGACTTTCAATTGCTGGATAAGTTCACTGATGCTGTTTGGTACATCAACAAATTGTCGAATGTCAGGGACATTACGATTCTTTGCGTCAACCCACTCCATCGTTGTGAACTGATCACCCTCTAGACTTTGCGTCATGGTGCTTTCCTTTAGTTTTGTATAAGAGTGGAGCGTCCGGGTCTGGATCTCAACGGCTAGGACTCTCAAACCCACCGTCAAGCCCCAGACGCTCCCGCTTATACAAAATTGAAGCTGTACCACTTGATACAGCTTCCTGTGGATAAGCTGTGGACTGTTTAGTCAGTCACTTCTTGTGCTGGTGGATTTGCAACTAACCACATATTTTCACCCTTAGCTCGGCCATTACGCCAATCAAGGTGATCGACTGTTCCAACTGGGTATGGATTGTCAGCACTAGCATTCTCCATTCCAGTTTTCAAACCTTCTAGATACGCAGTTGTTGCATCCATACCACCACGAACTGGTGGACTGAATTCTTCAAGTGTCATCAAGCCAAGGTAGTTCAGTCCTATGAGGACACCAGAAGATGGCACATCCATGCTACGACGAATACCAGCCAACACAGGCATGGTGATCTGGTAGTTCTGTAGCTGAACGGGTTGGCTTATGAACTTGGTCACACCCGCTTCTTGAATACAGAAACATGCATGGTAGTAGTGAAACGATGGTGGATCTTGTTTATCTGACATTGTGATTGACCTCACAAAAATAAGCCGGGAATGAACCCGGCTTATTCAGACCAGCGTGGATGCTTAGCTGAAGAGCGAAGCAGCAGCCGGAGTTGGTTCAGCGTCGGCAGCTACTGGCTCAGCAGCCACTTCGACCGGAGCTTCAGCAACGGCTTCTTGAGTGCTTTCGACAGCGACTTCGACCGCAGGCAGGGCTTCGTCGTTGGCCACAGCCACTTCTGCAACAGCAGTAGTAGCAGGAGCTTCTTCAGCTTGGCCCAGATCCAGAACGCCACCGGACACACCGCCTTCGACGCCTTGGACAGTGGCACACCCAGCTTGACCGTAATCGTGCGAAGTGAGGCCGACAGCAGGGGCACCCAGATCAACGATGGCGCTGATGCTGGTCGGTTTACGGGTAGTACTGAACTCGACGTTCAACGGAACCGAAGCATCGACGTGCAGGCCACGCGAGCGCAGGTACACGGACAGGGCTTCTTTGATGTTCTCTTGAGTCAGAGTGATCTTCATCGGTGAATCTCCTAATGCAGCTTCATAGCTGCGAATTGACGGAACTGGTTCGATTCCAGACCAGCACGGATAGCGCCTAGAGCGTCAGCCATGTGTTCTGCTTTTGAAGCGATGATTCTTGTCACACCTTTCTTGACCTCAGTAGGCCAAGTGTCGTGTGGGTACTGCTTTGTTGCCCAGTCAATCATGGCTGCTTTCGAGGCTTCCGGATTTCCTGTTGCAGCGAGTTTGACCTCTTTAGGTGTCAGCTCGAAGAACGGCTTACCGCAACCACGGATGGCTCCGAGTAATCCTATGCAGATGCCGTATCCCTTCATTGAGGCCGCAGATTGGCTGCCCACAGGGACTTCGACAAATATAACGTGTACTTGTTCAAAGTAGGGTACAAGTCCCTTCCAAAGAATCTCAGCACAACTAAGATCGTCAGAGTTGACACGAAGTTGTTTACTAGAGGTCTTTTCAGTCTGAATGACTGCAACGTGATTCAATGTGAACTGGTGTGTGTCAGTGTCAAGTGACCCGGCAGCAATACCCCAGTTGCGATAACTAGGGTCAAGTCCTAAGACATTGAGCTTAGCCATTCTTCTCTGCTCTTTCAAGTCGAGCATTCAAAGCAGTCAGATAAACTCTCATACCCATCTGTTGTTCACACATGGCTTCAAGATCGTCTTCTGACAGGGCTGCTTTTTTAACAGGGTCGGCTAGAAACACATCCAGCTTATGCAACCGAGCAGTCAGCTCTTCGCTTTCAGCTTGCATGCGAGTCAGCCAAGTGTCCTCAACCGGAGCACCTTCAAACGGATCGGTCGGTTTGGCAATTGCACGCACAAACCAAGAGAAGCCTTCTTGCAGTTTGGTTTTGGCCAAAGCAAGAGCACGCTGATCTACACCTTCAACGAGCTTCATCTGTTTAAACAGATTGGCTACGTCGATCTCAGCTGCTTTGATAGAGCCGATTTGATCAACAGTGAGTTGATCAAAATCCCGATAACCGGGAATCTTCGTGTGTTGGTCTTGCATGGTGAGCACCTTCTTTTGAGGCAAATGCCTCTGCCAGTGAAAGGGGGCTTATGCCCCCGATCCCTTAGTTGAACAGGCTGGACGGCTTGGATTCACCAGCTGCACCTGCACTGTCCGGACGAGCTGCACGGCCAGCAGCTGCGCCACCTACAACGGCCTTAAACTTGTCCTGCACCTTGTCGTGCCACTTTTCCATCCACTTGGTATGGAATTCAGCTTCGCCACCGGCACGAGCTTCGCTCATGGTTTTCTTGGACGGGAAGTGGAAGACGCGATCCAGCTCGTTCTGCTCACGCACGTCGTTGGTGTCAACGTACTTGCCGTCATCGTCTTTGACTTGCTTGTTGAGCTTCTGCTTTAGCACGCCGAAGTAGATGTCCTTGCCGGTCAGTTCGACCAGTACAGGCACCTGCTGTGGAGTTTCAGCTTTGGCAGCCGAGTCCCAGATCTTCAGGGTCTTCTGCTCAATGGCAACTTCAGTCAGACCTTTGTTGCAGGTCATCATGCAGATCGCATTGATCAGCTCGAAGCCAGGCAGGTAGTGCTTCTCGCCGTCCTTCTCGTAGTAGTTCTTGCAGCCCTTCTCAGTGCCACTGGTAACCCACTGTGTAGTTTTGAAGGTCTTGCCGGACTCTTTGTCCTTGGCTTCAACAGTAACGCTACGAGCACCGCTGGCAGCAGTACCGGCGTAGGCAGCGACGATGGTCATGCCGTAGATGGACGAATCGAACAGACCGCCACCGCCCAGCTTGTCGCCGGATTCTTTGATTTGCTCTTCGCCGCTTTTATTCAGATCACCGAACATGGTGAAACCTCTTTCAATTGATTTCAGTTGAGTTACCCAGCAACCGATTGGTTAGCTGTAGTAAGTGTGCATGTGATCCAAGACCTTTTGCAGATCGTTATCGATGTACGTTTGAGGGTCAGTCCACATACCCATTGGGCCACGAATACGCTCACCAACAGTTTCTTTGGTGATCATGGTTTGGAAGACGTGCTTATAGCCCAGTGCTTCTTCTTGAGCCGACACGACAAGCATGTCGTTGTGCTCACGATAGCTTTCCAGATTACGCAGCGTCATCTTCTTCGCGGAGATGACTGTGGAAAAGTACGATTCGATCCCGTTGTTCTTCAACGCACCCTTGACCGGCACCGAGACTTCCATCTCCATGCGGGCTTCGTTGTACGTTGCCTTGGTGTGAGCCAAGAAGATCACGTTGACCTTTGCACGGGCAACGTAGTCTTGCATCAGGGTCTTGAAATACTGCTGGAAGTTGTTCCAAGCAGCTTGACCGTTTGCTGCACCGATGATGTACAGACTTTCGTACATATCGAGTAGGTAGGTCAGCGTGTCGATTACGACGGTGTGACCTTTGATTTTCCCATCTTCAAGGGCTTGAAAAGCCTCACGAATTTGGTACGGGTCAGTGATAGTGAACTCTTGGAACTTCGAACGGAACGGGAGTTTTTTACCCGCTTCGCAGTTCAGAAAGATCACGCCTTCTGGGTTACGCAGATTGCGAAGACTGGCCGACTTACCGGCAGAGGATTCGCCAACTACGAGGATCAGATTGTCATTGACAGCCTGCTGTGCCATTGGATGTTCTCCATGATTTTCAAAGAGGTGGCGGAGCCACCCCCTGCGTTACTTAGTGACCGGAGATTTTCTTTCCGATGGACACCATGACGGTTGTCATGATTTCCAACTCTTCCAGTTTGTCTGCGATCTTGCTGTTAAGACTCAGAACTTTGCTTTGTATTTCTGCAAAGCCGAAACCAGACTCAGCCAAGATCATGCCGTAACGAAGCAGCATGTTGTTACGGTTGCCGTCACCGATGTTGTTCATCACCCAGCGTTCGAGTCGATCCATGTCTGCTTGGTCTTGCAACCGTGCGCGACGTGCCTCGTCTTTACTGGTTTTGGGAATGAACGGCAGTGCATCGAACAGTTCACCGTCGATGTATTCATGGTAACCCGCATGGGTAAGCCACTTCTTACAGCGATGACCACATTGCAAGTCCACCTCGAAAGGTAGGCTTTCAACCAAGGATTTGTAGAACTCCTTGTAGTCTTTAGCATCCAGCTTCAATGTGAAGTTGAGAGGCAGGATGATTCGATAACGGTGCTCATCTGGCGTGTGACGCTTAGTTGTGTAGATGAGTGCTTTAGAGCCGAGCAAGAACTTTTTGGCTACTTCCATGTTGCAAGTGCCATCAATGTCCAACACAACCATGTTGAACCCGGATATTGCATTGTCCTCGTTGCGGTAACCGCCAGCAAGGTGATGCGATACCCAGTGCATGCCCGGCAGTTCAACCAGCTTGTGCAGGTCAGTCCAACGAGCATGATCGTTGCGATAGCCTTCAGTCATGTCGTCGCTGTAGCTGACAATCAAGCAGCGTTCAGCAATGTCCACAGACTGGAGTGCTTCACCACGGATGAAATCAATACCGTCCTGAAAGGACTTCTTGATGATCACGTTGTTCTTGTAGCCCCATGCAATTGCCAGCAGCATGATTTCTTCGCGCTGTTGACGACTGCCACGGTAGAACGGCAGATCTTCGACCAGATCAGCTTGGGTCAGCTCTTTGCCTGTGGAGGCTAGGAACTTGGCCAGCTTCACGTATGGACGATCACGGCTGAGCAGCATCTCGAATGCCAGACCGGATTCTTCAGCCACCTTGACGGCAGCATAGAAGTGCTCGGTGGTCAGCTCGATACTGTCATCGATAAACGCATAAGCACCAGCCAGCTTCAGTGCTTTGAAGTAACGGTGACTGACTTCAGCCTTACGGGCTTCTTCATGTTCACCCAGCTCAGCTGCGATCTTCTCGCACTTGAGCTTGTACTCAATCACCAACAGTGCAGTGTCCTTCTGCATGGTGAGCGTTTTACGTATGTTGCTGCCATCTGCCAGCAACTCCAGACGATCAGCCAGATCTTCGATGAATTGTTCAGTGTTACCACTGGTCATCAAGTCATAGACTTCTTCTGGTGTCAGCTCAACTTTGTGTTGCTGACCAGCAATGCCAAAGAAGCAGCGACGCGCATAGCCGGTTTCGAGCATGGATGTAAGCTCTTCTTCCACCTTGCCGCCATTGAGCAGCTTGGCTGGTGTGCCAAACAGCATCATGTTGGTAGGTGTGCGACCGATGATCTCTTCACCACGGATGTTCTCCGAAGTGTTCTTCACCAGTTTTTGCTTGATAGCGCCTACGTCGAACAGTTCAAGGAACGTGTTCAATACTTCGACGTTGCCCAGCAGGTTGCTACCGATCTCATCAATGATGAGGTTTACAGCACCGGCATCCGCCATCAGTAGCTTGTGACGCATCTGCTTTACAGCCGGTGGAGTACCGGAGTCGAACGAGTAAACCAAGGGGCCAAGTGATTTGAACTCCTTATTGACTCGCTCGCGCTCTTCTTCCTCGGGTACGTTCTTACGCACGCTGCGTTCGAAAGCCAGTTGCTCCAGCTTCTTCTCAGCGATGTGCTCGAAGGTTTCCATGAAACGTGAACGGAACTGCCCAGTGATGTGCTCTTCCATAATGTTTGTGGAGAAGCCTTTACCTGCGCCCGAAGGCATCAGGTTCATGGCGTACATGTTGACTGGCACCAGTCCACGGTCGTGGGTCTTGATGTGGCAACGCATCTGCGAAGCCATCATCGCGAATTGGAAACCAACCAAGACACGGAAAAACAGTGTGTTCTTGGATTGGGTCTTTTCGCACAGGATTTCCACGATCCGTTCGGCTGTCGGATGATGCTTCATTTCATCGACGGAAAGCATTGATAACTCCTTGGGTTAAACAACAAGATCCCCGGATGCAATCAGTGCATCCTTCTGCTTGCAGATAGGGAATGCCGCACAGTAGTGGCATGCCTTCACTTCGCCGGGAATGGTCTTCACTACGCCCACACCGCCATCTTCGGAACGCTTAGCCATAGCTTCAGCAAGCGAATCAAAGTTCTTGGTGCTACGAGCACCTTTCTCCGTGGCTTTGGCAGGATTTTTGTAGTACTTGTATACCGGCTCAGAACGCCATAGTTCTTCGTCGGTGCATGCTGGAAGCAGATCTTCACTAACGTCGATCAACTCAATGAGTTGGCCAACACGCTTGTCTACCCAACGCTCAGTCTCTTCCACGCTCAGCAGATTGAAACGCTGTGCAAGGATACGCGACTGTGGATATTTATCAGGCTGCTGGCGAGCCATAGCCTTCTGCCAGTCGGTAAAGATGAAGTTGATTGTCATCGTGTCTTTGGTGATGATCTTAGGGTTCAACCAACGGTACATGCTCCCTTGCAGGATGTACTTCTCATCGTTGGTGCCTTTCATGTATGTAAATACGCCGGTCGATTTAAAGTCTTCGACGCTGCCATCACCTACAAAGTCGAACTGCCCAGAGACGTTGATTCCACGCACTGCCTTGGACACACGCTGCTCAAGGTAGACAGGAATATCACCCGGCTTGAGTGTGTCGGGATCTGGGTTGATCTTCACACGCGAGCGCACCCCATTGGGGTAGCCCAGCAGTTGTAACGCACGATCAGCATTGGTTACCCAAGCTTTCTCGATAGAGTCGTGCAGAGCGGCTCCCATGCGGTTTTGAACCATCGACATCACGTCAGAGACTTGATCGCTGACAGCTACACGACGGGCAAGCACTGTTTGCTTGATTGGTTTGAGCAAGGTGGTGACACTCAGACCTTCTCGTGCATAGTCGTAGTAGTCAGAAACCAACCAGACAGCCATGGATAACGGCAGTCCGTTGTTGTTTGTGTAAGCAGCATTTGCCATGGTTACGTCTCCGGGTGTAGTTCAAGCCAGCGATTCAGAGTATCGCGAGCCTCCTTAACGTCTTGTCGCAGGGACTTGTTGCCAGTGCGTATACCGGGAACAAGCAGCTTTTTACGGGCGTGTATGATGCATCCCGAAGGATCATCGACCGGGAACAGAATGCCTATCCCGTAGGTGTCGATGGTCTTCCAGTGAGCTGGTACGATTTTGTGGTACTTGGGGTAAAGGCGAGCCATTTCTGGCATTGCCTCTTCTTCAAGCTTTTTACAGTTGCTGCAACTGGTGCCGTTGTGATGGCGAAAGCCGCACTTTTGCATTGGAACTTCAGTCATGCTTTGTCCTATGGCGTTGGATGTGGAAGATTGCCAGCTTAGCAGCTGCGAGATACCTCCGAGCTTGGCGGGCATCCACATTCAAGCCTGCTGCAATCAGGTCTGTACTCAGTGACTTGTTACAAGCCAACAGTGTATGCAGGCGTGCAGCACTCATGCGTACTTCGTTGTCCGTAGCCAATGAACAGATACCTGACAGGATGTCATCTATCGGCCCACCGGCATTAGGAGTGAGATTGTCCAAGTATTCTTGCAGTGGATTATCAATCCAGCGAGTCCTCTTGGAACCAATGTTCTTGCGGTCTAAGCAGTGGAATCGTACACGGTCAGCCTTGGCTTTGCCCAGACGTTCGAGCAAATTTGGCATATCGTCAATGCCCGGTACTGGTTGTTCAGGCATGCTTTCCTCACTGATCAAAAAATGACCACGAAACGGTCCTATATATAAAGGGGCCACTCCTGCCCACTTTGATTTTCAATCCAAGCTACCGGAGGTAGCCCCTCCCTCTCTCTAGTCCCATTTGTATACAGAGCTACCTGAAGCGAGCGGGGTGGGGCAAGGTGCCTGAGCGAAGCGATGGCCCGCCAGCCCCAAACCCCGTGAGTCGAAAGGTAGCTCTGTATCTATAGAATCTAAGGTAGTAAAATTTATTGCTTCATAGTCAAAGGGTTTTTCTATTACCCAAGGTTTGGATGGTATTTTTACAAGCTTGTCATCAAGATATATTTTGACCAGCTGCCCTGCCCCACGAACATTAGCTACTCCATACAAATGAGCTAAATCGTGAGTGACAAGTGTTTCTGCTGCTTGTGTTCCTTTGGCAAACCACTGAATTCCAACTGGTTTATGCCGATTAACCCAAGCTGCTGTTTGTATTTCTGAATCAAAATGCCTTCGCATACGATCTTTAATGTCTCGCGTAAAGCCGACGTACCATTTTCCATTTTCGAGCTTCAGTACGTATACCCAGCCTTGAGCTGACTCCCCTGCTGATTTCATGTTTTCTACTCTGTTATTGCCATAAAGGTTTCAGTTCTCAGGGCTGACGCACTGCGCTTCGCTACGTGCTTGCCCTTTCACTGAAACCTTTATGGCCAAGGATTCTGGAGGAAGATATACTTCTGCCAGCTTAACTAGGGGTGAATGTCAATGGCTGTATGCCAAGTTGATGGTAACGGTAATGTTTTATGCGGTACTGGTGATTGGAACGGGCCAAAGCCCGGCGATCCCGACATGCAGAACATTACACTTCAAGCTGCCGGTACGTATGGTGGTGTTGAACTGACATGGACATGGCCGGGTGTGAACCCAGGTGCTGTGAGTCACACTATCGTATGGCGCAGTCTTCAAAATGACTTCGAGACTGCCAGTAAACTTGCTATTGCTCATGGCAACTACTACTTAGACCGTATAAATTTAGAGATCAATTTAGACACCCTGTATTTCTATTGGGTGCAAATGGTGTCGATCAATAACACTGTAGGTGAAGTGGTAGGCCCCGTAAGTGCTACTGCTAGGCCATTGATTGGACAGATGCTTGATCTGCTTACTGGTCAGATCAACGCAGGGCAGCTTGCAATAAGTTTGAGTACTGAGATTGACCAGATCACTCTCAACAAGCTCGGTATTTCTGCTGAGGAATTGGCGCGTGACGCCAACGACGAAGCTCTTGCTGTGCGTATCAGCGAGCTGTCTGCTCAAACTGACGATGCAATGGCAATTCTTCAAGAAGAGATTCGCCTACGAACTGACGCAGATGGTGCGTTTGTTCAAGTCGTCAATACCATGTATGCCGATTTTAACGGCAACATTGGTGCTATCCAGACTGAAGTAACGGCAATGGCAACTGAGGTTGCTGCTCTTGCTTCTGAAGTCACTACTGTCAGTGCCACCGTAAACGGCGATATAGCTTCTGGGCAGGTTGGCCTCGTAGCTGAAGTAGAGACTCTTGATGGCAAAGTTACTTCAATAGGTGCTCGCTGGACTGCAACCGTGGATGTAAACGGTTTGGTAGGTGGTTTTGGCGTCTACAACGATGGCTCTACTGTAGAGGCTGGGTTCAACGTAAACCGTTTCTGGGTTGGCAGTACAGCAGGTAACAAACGTAAGCCATTCATTATCGATGCCGGGGTTACCTATATTGATGACGCCGCCATCAACAAACTTGTTTTCAGCAAACTTCGTGCAGAAGACGGTTCTTTCATCGTTGCTGATGGCAAGATCCAAGCTGACTATCTGGTTGTGAATAACATCCAATCTGACAACTGGGTTAACAACAGCACAGGTTGGGCACTCCGCCCAGACGGCAGCTTTCAGCTCAATGGTTTGATTGCTGGGCAAGGCCGTATGACTATCACCAATCGAGCCATTAAGGTCTATGACAGTAACGGCGTCGTGCGTGTGCAAATGGGGGATCTTAACGCATGAGTTTTGGTGTCCGTACTCGCGATAGCGTAGGCAATCTGATTAGTGAATTTGATGGTGAATACTTACGCTTTGTTGACAGTATTAGGATGGAAGCTTTAGAAACTGGCTCTAAAGTTCTTCCTGGCGACATCACTAAGATGCGTTATTTCTTTGTGCCTGATGAACCTGTCAGCAAGATTTTTCCAGTAATCGATTTCACAAGCAATTCAGTAACTTGGCGTCCTTATTTAACTGGGCACGCTTTGCATACAGGCGGTTTTATTTTAATTGGTACTACTGAATGAGCTTCGGTTTTCGTATTACTAACCCTTCCAACATCCTTTCTGTGGATGAAAATTTTATTAACTATGCATTACGCTACAAAGGAACTTTTGCTCAAAGTGTAGGAACTTCAATTGGTGTAGCCCCTGTAACTTTTCCTGCTGCGATAACTAGCATCAATCCACCGCTGATTGCAGCTAAATGGAATGCAAATACAAATCTGTATTGCTGGGGTGTAAAGGTTCTAGGCAGTCCCGGCGCTTGGACGGGTTTTCAAATGCATATGCAGGCAATTCCTGCTGCTGGTGTTATTAACATCAACTATTCCGTCTATGAAGCCAACCCTGTGCAGAGTGGTGGCTACGGCCTAGTGGTTAAAAAAGCAAATGGAACCCCAACATTTGATGCTGGTTACATACCTTTAAAAATTGCTGCTTTTCTTCCCCCTACCGGATGGGAAGTTCAAGGTACTGAACTACCCGGAAGTGCCTATCGCATCATGTATTACTCCTGCGTGAATCCTCAGCCTGGATCATCCATGATTTTTTCGACACACCGGTTTGGTGATATGGTTTATCCGAACGGTGTAGAAGGTGCTGTTCCGGCAGCAATAGCCAGTTATGGCTACGGCTATGGGTCTGGTAACACTCTTCGGCTGATCGTAACTCTCGATACGGCAGGCAATGCCACACCGTCTCCTCTTTCCACCCCGAATGCATATCTATCCGCTTTGACATTCACTGGAGATTGATTTCTCGTGCTATTCTTGGCCGCAATTATTACTTGTGAGGCGTATCAGCGATGACTCAAGTCGTCTTTCGTTTTGTTGATCCAGATGGTACGCCCCGTGCTGATACCCTCTTCGACATCATTCTTCGTCGTCCTGGCTTTGTGGATTCGCAAGATTCCGTAGTAATGCCTAAGTCATATCAGGCCACTACTGATGTGAACGGTGAGTTCACTCTTGAACTTGAGCCGGCGACTGCACCTTACCGAATTACTCTCATCGATCCTGAACGTGATGAGGACTCTTGTGGTGGGCGGGTTTCGTATCAGTTTTACGTGCCTGATTCTGTCGATCCTGTACAAGCGCAGGATCTTTTTATTGCTCCAGCTCCCAACGATGTTCCGTGGGATGAAGCTGCACTCCTGAAGCTCACTGAAGCTGTTGAAGAATCAGAAGCCAGTGCTCTTCGAGCTGAGAACGCAGCTAGCGAAGCCGCTGTGTCTGCTGCCGCTTCAGAAACGAGTGCTATAAATTCGCAAGCCTCTGCTGTTGCTTCTGCTGCTAGTGCTGCTGCATCCGATGCTTCGGCTACTTCTGCTGCAAACAGCGCTACTTCTGCAACTGCTTCTAAGAACGCCGCTGAAGCTGCTCGCATTGGAGCTGAACAAGCTGAAACCAACACTGAAAATCTGTTGAGTACAAAGCAAGATGCTAGCCCTAAGCTTACTGCTTTGGCTGCTGCTGTCTGGGATGCAAATAAAGGTTTGCTTCTTACCGGCGCAAATACTGTCAGTACTTTCACTCTGAGCAACTTTGCTCTTACGTTGCTAGATAATGCAAACCAAGGAGCTATGCAAACCACTCTTGGTCTTGTGCCTACTGCAAGCACAAACGATACAACTGCTGGTCGTATGCTTAAAGTAGGTGACTTTGGTTTAGGTGCTACTGGCAACAGCGTAACTAACCTTGATACCACGCTGGTATCTGGTATGTACTCTTTTGGCGTGGCTCCGACTGGTGGCCCAGGTTTCAACTCTGGCACTCTAATCGTAATTGCTAGTACCTCCGCTGAGACTACTCAGATTGCTATTGGTACTGCTGCTGATCAGATTATGTTTCGTAAACGAGCAGGAACTGTTTGGACTGCTTGGCAAGAAATTTGGCACACCGGAAATCTGATCAAACAGTCTTCAGTCATAGATGCTACGGCAGGCGCTATGTTGGCTGTTGGTGCCTTTGGTCTAGGAGCCACAACTCCCACCCAGGTTACCAACTTAGACACCACTCTAGTTCCAGGGTTTTACGCCTTTGGGGATACCCCAACGGGCACCCCTGGCTTTAGCTACGGCACATTGATCGTTTCTTCACGCACTGTAAATGAAACTACTCAAATAGCTATAGGGGTTACTGTTGATCAATTTTCTTTTCGTAAGCGTGTAGGTGGGTCTTGGTCAGCTTGGCGGACGGTGTGGCATGACGGCAACTTGGTTAAGCAAACTAGCGCAACAGACACCACTGCCGGGGCGCTGATGGCGGTGGGGGCTTTCGGGTTAGGCACGAACATCGCGGGATCGGCAGGATATCTCACAGACTTTAGCGAGTTAAACGCTACTCGATTTTTCGCATGGACCGCCGGTATTACTGCTGGGGCGCCAGTAGGCGGGTACGGCGATGGGTTGTTCATCCTCGGTTCGCTGGAGGGTGGCGGTTATGGTAATGCCATCCTATTAGACTATGCCCAGGATAAGGTTTACATAAAGCGGTTAACGGCTGGGGTTTGGCAACCACATCTGGAGCTGTATCACAGGGGTAACATCCTCGGCA